GCTGTACGCGGTGTTTTTAATTGCCCGATAGTTACTTTAAGGTATTCTCTAGGTTCTTTACTTATTACTAAATTCCGTTTTCGTAATTTGCAGGCTTTGCAGAAAGTAAATATATTTCTTTCTCTATGGGGGTATTCTTTGGCGGGTTTATCTACTCCGCATTCTGAACAGGTGTATCTTGTTTCGGGCATGGTAACTCCTTTTCCAATACCTTATGTAGTTTTTCAAGATACCATAAACATTTTTGGATGTCTTCTCGGGGTTTTTCTTTATAATTATAACGCCATAAGTATTTTAAAACGTTTCCTTTAAGATACCCTTTAAGTTCCAGGGGAGACATGCTTGCTTCTATAGCTTCTATACACTCTATAGAACCAGTGTTGTAGTGTTTTGGGTGATTTACAGGATCATGGGAGGACATATTTCTCAATTCCTTTAGCTATATCTTTGGTTGGTTTTGCGTGACTTAGATAATATTCTTTATTTAAGTCTTGTTCCCATATTTTGTTTTTAAGTATTATTCCTGATGTTTTATTTTCTAATACAAAACCCACTATAACTATAGCGTTTTGTTTATACTTGACCATTTTACTCAGGAACTCTAATTGCAGGGCACTGATATTAAGTTTTACGTAGGTATCAGCTTTTTTAGGCAGCTTTATATACTTATATTCTATAAATAAAGGTCCGGCAGGGCCACAGTAATAAGCATCTGGAACCCCACCGGTAAAGGTGTCATGGATCTTCCACCTGTATATTTCAGATGGAAGATAACGATGTACAGCTTTAATAAAACCGTGTTCGTTCATCCATGACCATTTGTCAGACTGTTAATCAGTAAAGCCTTCAAACAATGCTTCAGCTGCTTCATAGTCTTCTTTTTTACACCAACCAGCAAAATCAATCCCTAAGTTAAGGAATTGCTCTCCAGCTCTGTTTGCAGTAGAAACTGGATACAGTCTCCATAATGCTGCAAACCTATCGCCGCCCTTATCTCCTATTTGGGAGTTCCAAGCTTTAGATACACGTAATTTAGACCGTGAAAAGTCCATTATTACGGGTGTTCTAGAGAGATCACCAGTATTTGGGTTTTTGATAAGAAGCACATGGCTGTGTGTTTCTTCAGGAACCCATTCTTCTGGTTTATCCTGTTTGGCTACAAATGTGGCAGCTTCTACATCTGTAGAAAATGCACCACCATATCCGCCACCGGCCTCACGTGATTTCCATACAACATATTCAGTTTTAAATTTCAAACTGATCACAAACAGTTCGTCACCGTAATTTTCACGGGTAAGACTGTTAAAGAAATCACCTGGATCGGCGTCTACTACATAATCACCGTGGTGCTTATCAACCTCGTTTGACATCTTTTGAAGTTGTTTCACACGTGGTATGGTTAGGTTCTGTCCTACTTCCTCATTACCTCGGCCTACACCAGAAGTATAAGCTTTGGATTTGAGGATGTGAGCAGGTACATTCTCACCTTCTGTAAATGTTGCTAACGCAGTGTCACTCATAGTTCATTTTTCCTAGTTAGATCTAAAGTTTATTTTACGTAAAGTTCTAGGCTTTAAACCTGGAACCGCTTCTCCCGATTCAATAATTTCTTTGAATGCGGCAGAAGATATACGCCTATGAAGTAAAGACCAGTTACCAGTTTCTGCTATATGAGAATATACTGCATCCCAATCTTCAGTTTCTGCTACTAAGTCTTCTCGTATGGAGACGGAAGCGACAGCGTTTGCTGCTCTAAGTTGTCCTTCGGAATCCATCTTTTGGAGTAGCCGTTGATCAGCTGATCGTTCGGCTTCTCTTAGTTCTTTTAGGTATTCGTTACATTTACCCATTTTTTCTTTAATATCGGCCTTTTCTTTAATAAGGCTATCGACTGTATCTTCCATTAAGCTTCCTCTCTTGCTTCATGCAGGTTATTTAATATTGAAAGAAGTTCTTCCATCTTTCCTAATTTACTCTCAAGCTTTTCATACACATCAGTTTCCCATGTATATTTAGCAGCTATCTGAATAATTTCTGTTTTTCGGGTCTGTCCTGCCCGATATATCCTACGGTTAAATTGTTGGTAGTGTTCGGCATTATAAGTTGGTGAAGCCCAAATAACAGTAGTTGCTCTGGTCATTGTTAATCCATGACCGGCTGATTGTGGATGAGCAAATACTACTTGTAGTTGTCCTGCTTGTAGTTTATCGACTACTTCTTTTCTTTTAGGGGCAGGAGTAGAACCATCTATAACACCATATTTAACGCCATTTTTTTCTGCAAGCTCTATTAATGCATTACGTTCATGTTTCCAGTTGAAAGCAACTAATGAGTGTTCACGTTGCATTACTAATTGCATTACAAGATCATATCGTTCTTGGTGTATCCCTTGAGCTACTCCATCTTCGTCATATACGGCTCCAGTACATAATTGAAGAAGCTTCTTTACCCTGGCGCCCGCATGTACTGCGTTTATAGTTGCTTTACCTGTATACAACACTGAATCATTTGCTAGATCGTTATATTGGTTTTGTATAGTTTTTGGAAGTGTTACCAGCATTTGTCTTACAGATTGCTCTGGCATATCAATACAGTCTTTTAATTCATATCTAATATTTATATCCATCAAAGCAGCTGCAACTACTTCCTGAGCTTCTTCTTTATCTACCCATTCATTAGCGAAACCATTAAATCGTGGGGTACATACACTGGATCTAAATCCATAAAAACGTCTACCGAGCCGTTCTCCGTCGTCCACGATTAGTGTTGGATGCCATATATCAAGAATAGTATTACTATTTGGTGTTCCTGACATTGCGATACGGTAATCAAAGCAATCAGCTATTTTAAGTAATGCTTTACTACGTTGGCTGTCTTTATTTTTAAAGGCTGTAAATTCATCAATACAAATAGTATCGAATAGATTAAGTAAAGTTTTATGTTTTGCTACCCATTTAATAGCATCATGGTTAGTGATAACTATATTAGAATTGCTCATAAAAGCTTTTTCTCTGTTTTTAGCATAAGCTACAGAGTAAGTTAAGTGCGGAGTAAATTTTTCTATATCGTCTCCCCACGATGCTTCTAATATAGAAAGAGGTGCTAAAACCAGCATTCTATAACTACATCTTTGGGAATAAGCATCTAAGACACTTCTAGTTTTCCCAGTTCCTGGGTCAGAAGTAATTAAAGCTCTTGGATGATTAAGTATAAACCGAGTGGTAACAGCTTGGTGTTCAAATGCTTCATGCATAATTCATTACTCATTTTTTCATCATTCATTGATTTAAAGCTTGCTGATATTAGCAGCTTTCTCTTTATTTTTAAAGTAGGAAATAAATTCTTCCCACCTAAAATATGATTTTCTTTCGTGGCACCAGAACCAACCGTCGTAGGTTTTACCCTTCGTCATTAAGTTCGCGCCATTCTTGTAGTTCAGCTAAAGCGCTTTTTACTAAATGTGGTGACAATGATTTCCATTCATATTTGCCACTATTAAAAACTCTAAGAGTTCTAGAATCTATTTGATTCGTAGATTTACTAGGTTTTTTTATAGATAGGTTAACAGCTCGTTGCTCAGTTTTAACGTAGTCTTTTAATTTTTCCCAACGTTCCCTAAGCATTAGAATTTCTTTAGCCATTTCTATTACAAGGTCATGGCCTCCGAATTCATGGTGAGATGCCCCATGTACTCCTATGTCAGTCAGAGCCTCGTTGCTTAATTTCGGTTTCATTTGATTCCTCTTTGTTTTCTTCATCTACAATGTATTTAACAAATAGAATAAGTTGTACTAAACCAAACGCTTTTAACAAAATATTAATCATTTTTACATCTGTCTATTAGGTTAGACGTAAAAAATACAGCTACTGCAAACATAGTAAGTACTAAACTTGCAATAAAGTACAGGGGGAATAGAAGAAACCACACAAACATACACAGTGTGAGAAAGCACATTCTAGGTAATATATCCATCTTGAAATTTCCTATTTTAGTTGATTGAAAAAGGCCCCACTTACAGTCGTCCATTACTGTAGTACCACGTGGGGCAAGAGAGGGTCTCCTATAATACACCCCATGTACATTCTGGCATATCACCTTTTTTATATGAACACCATTTACATGAATTTTTACTTGGTTTTGGAGCAAAATCATCGCAAGTAGTCATTTTTATGGCGCGAGTGTGAAAGCCAGGGGCAAATTGCATTGCTTCTGCCCGTGTATATTGTTTTACAGTTGTTTCACCTTTATCTAAATACCATAGTTCAGTTTGAACAAATTCTATATGTGGGTATCTGAAAAAAGTACCTATAGCATAGAGAAGACATTGTTGAGAATGTGCTATTTCATTACCGAATTTTTTACCTGTTTTATAATCTATTACTCTTGCACTAGTCTCATCTTCATTTACTAATGCGTCTAATTTAATTCTTGCCCAAGTTCGTGGTTCTACCCAAGCAACAGGTTCCCATTCAATACTAAAACCCCATTCTCCTTCTAGTTCTACTTTTGCTTCTGCGAATAGTTCTTTTAGTTTTTCAAATTCTCCTTTAAATTTTTTCAAGGTGTCAGGGAATTCTTCTAATGTTCCTTTTACATAATCTTCTGCTTGTTGGTGAATATCAGAACCTCGCTGTGCAGCAGGGTTAGTAGGTTCGTATATTTTTTTAACACGAGATATGTAAGTGCGGTAAGGACATTCTTCAAAAACTTTTAAAGCAGAATAAGACCATGTTCGTACTTGGCCTAGTTCAACATCTGATTTAAAAAGATTGTCTACATCAGGTCTAACTTCAGCTGTTAGTTGAATCACAAAAGTATCCTACTTATGGAAAGCAAGTAGTATAGCGGATTATTTTATGCAACTGCTAGTTTTTGTTGGTCGTCTTCTGAGAGACGTTCCTTGATAATTTCATCTAAATCTGCTTGGTTTATTTCCCAATCTATAGGCACTCCCCAAATCGGAGACGCTTGTGATCCGGCTCCAGGGGCGCGTCTTTTTACTGTATCAATATTTTGTCGCTTTGCACGTTTCTTAAAGTCTTGTTGGTTTATTTGAGGTTGTTGTTCTGTTTGTACATGAAACACAAGTCTTATTTCTTCCATTTTAACGTGGCTTAATTTGTATTTCTTTGCATCTGCAATCCAATTTTTAACTAGTTTCTGTGCTGTTTGTATTTTCCCTGCAAATTGAATGTCATTAATATTTATATCAAGTAACTCTACAAAATGTGTTAGATCACCACGTTTTATAGCATCGAAGAATTCTTCAATAACAGACATACTAACAAGACGCATTTGTTCTTTTGCGGCGTTATCAATAGTTACTTCAATAAATCTTTCTTCCCAACTAAAGGTATGAAGAATGTTAGCAAAAGTTGCTACTTCTGTTTTTACTTTCTTTAATAGTTCAGAGATATTAGGAATAGCTTCTATTAATTTCTTTTCTTGTCTTGGGGCTATATTAAAACGCCTGTCTCCAGTAGTAAGTTTAAGTGCATCTATAGAGTTGCTTAAAAATATGTAGTTTGTATAACTAGGTAATATCTGAAGGTCTGTACGCATACGTCTTATTTGTGCTACAGGTTCTGTTATATTACTTTTTAGTTTGTCTACTAATTTCATAGTTCCTGCTCTACCGTCGCCTACTTGGAACTCATCTACTATACAAAATAAAGCTTCTGCTAAATAACCATTGTATTGTTCTTCATAGTTTTGGAGAGTAATCATTGGTACATACTGTTGGCTAAATAAAGGCCATAGTACTTTTTGGTAGAACTGGCCTTTACCTGTTCCTTCAACCCCATGCAGTAACCATGCTGTGCCTGTCTTTTTTCTTGTTTGGAATATATACGATAGCCAGTTTATAAATCTTTCAAACTCTTCGACTCCGTTACCTAATGCGTGGTCTATAAGAGTATGTATGCTAGGGCATGTATCTTTTATTTTGATTGCTTCCCCGAAAGCTAGTGATTCTGCAGGTTCTCTAGCGTCTCGCATTAGTTTCGGTTTCGAAAAAGTATTTATATAGAATGGTACTTTTGTAATATTTACTTCTGGAAGAGATACAGTAGGGTCAAATTCTATCTGTCCATTAGGGATAAATTCTGGAGCTATTGACCCATGGCTTTGCATGAAGTCGCCTATCTGTGATTTTTCTGTAGGCATAAGCGGAAACGTTTTATCAAACTGTTTTAGGTTTGCGTCATATAAGCCGTTGTAATACGTCTTAGTCATATGGTCACGCATAACTACTGCTTGCATAGGTTTTTTAGCTACTTCTAATTGCTTTTTATACTTATCAAATATATCTAAATAGAAATCTTTGTCTGCTTTTTCTATTTCCCAGATAGGTTCACCTTTAAAGTTGTGCATGTATTTTGGATTATCTAAAGTGAAGTAGTACGCTCCACTGTCTCCTCCGTTTACATTGCAATTAATAAAAGGTTGATAAGACTCATTAGCTATTTCTATATTCATCTTATCTGGGTTAGTAAGAATTTCTTTTGGTTGCTTACTTATGTTTACAGTTGTTAATTTTGCTTCACGTTTGTCTAGGTTATTAGATTTACGTAATTCATTCTTTAGCTTTTGTTGTTGTTGAAATAACGTTTCTGGGTTGATACCTAGGACTTGGTTTTCAAGATCTAGAACGTCGTTCTTTTTCTTTACGGTTACCATCCTATCTTTTGCAGATTTAAAAGGGTCTAGAGTATTATCTTCAAAAGTAGGCGGGGCAATAAATATTACTTTTGTGTTATCTGCTACAGATATATCAAGAGGGAGACATAATGATTGGCCTGTAACAGATAAAGTTATTTGTTCTTTAAATAAAGGAACAGTGAAATTTATATGCTCTAACCAATTCTTTAATATTTTTGAACGGTATGGCTTATTGAGGTACATAAATATATGTAGTGATACTTTATCTGTCTTGAAACCAAAAGACGCACTTGCCTGGGCCACATAACTAACGTTTCTTAAATCATTTGGAAGTTCGTTTATTAACTGTTCTGCTATATCTTCTACGTTTTTAGCAATCAGTTTTTTTCCGAACATGGGGAGTTTTGGTAGTTCAATACCGTCTATGTCTAAGACTAGTAATTGTGTTAAGGCAGTTCGATCTGTTTTACCGGCACGGCTTTCATTTACTAAAGGTTGGGATAAAGATCCTTTTAGGAGGCATTGGCCCTTGTTGCCAGCATCGTTTAATATTTTCTGTAAATCGAAAATTCCTTTTTTGGAAATGGGTAGTTCGTTTGAATTGAACTTTTTTACTAAAGGGTAAGGGGTAAATGATTTATCTCTATTATAATGTTTGCTTAACGATTTGCCGTTTGCAGCCGTCAAAAAAGTTAATGTCATATTATTCGTGCTCCTAGGGCTGGACGTTTTATATAGGTTGTTTTTTAGTCGTAGGTGTATACACCTCACTTCTATCTATTAATATTTCTGGATCAGCTTCGAAAGTTATACGCACTTGATTCCGGTCAATTTTATTGACTGTGACTTTTGCTATTGTCTTGTCTTCACTGTGCAAGATAATAGCTTCATTTAATTTTCGTGTTATTACAAGGCGCGGCATAGTAACTATTTGGAATATCTAGTATCAAATCCACCTTCTGCATCAAGAGGTAAAGTAGGTGCCCAAGAGGGCGGTAATCGCATATCGTCAATGATTGTTTTCATTGTAGCATGAGGATCAGAAGCATCGCCAACGATAATTATTTCATCGTGTACGGTTAAAACAACCTTATATTTTTTGTCAAGCCTTAACATGCTGTCAGTGATTATAATTCTTGCAAGTGCTTGGATAATATTTTCAGTAATTTTACCTCCATAGGTATTGACATGTTGTTTTCCCGATCTAAAAATAAACCCACCATCTGGAGAAGCTTCTAGATCGTGGTATTTTAATGCCATACCATTAGGGAGTATTAACGAGTGATGGCCAACGGTTAACGGTCCGTATGTATTTCCTATAGAAAGTGAGTTAAGACTTTGTAATAAAAGGTCTTCTGCTTTTTTCCAAAATAAAGGGATTCTTGCAAATGTATTGCGATAGGTGTTTACGACATTTATTGCTTCTTCATCAGAAAAATCCATAGCTGGCCCCATGGCTCCTGATGATATTGTTGCTGCAAATTTCTTATCCCCCATTCCATAACCTAATCCTAATATTGCAGTTTTTCCTACAAATCGTTCGGTTGGATTCTTTTCTTTATTAATAGGCCTTTCATATATTTCACTAGCAAAATTGCTATATATGTCATCGCCTTGTCTAAATTGATCTAACAATCCTTCTTCTCTAGCAAGCCATGCAAGCATTCGTGCTTCAATGTTTGATAAATCTGCAACGTAAAGAAGCTTACCGGTAGGGGCCATAAGTACGCGTCTTAATTCTGACCCTCTTGGGAGATTTTGCATATTTATCTTTTCGGTACCACCAAATCGGCCGGTATGTGCAGCGTAATAACGAAGCGGAACACTGATGGTCCCGTCTTCATGTGTTGCATCTATAAAGCGTTGTGCTCTGGTTATTGCAATACGTGATTTGGTAGCAATTCGTGCGTCCCACAAGCCTTTGTGTTCTGGGTATCTTGCTTGTAATTGCTTGAAAGCCGCATCATTTTTACTAAATGCTGGAATCTTTTTACCAGTTCTGGGACTTTTTTTAGTAGGAACAGTTATATCCATCTCTTCTAAAAGGGCAGAAAACTGTTGATTACTAGCTAATATTTTGCGGTCAACGCCACAAAACGCAATGGTTGCTTCGGATTTTTCTGCTTCTTGTTCTTTGTAAGCTATTAGTCGTTCACGGTCTACGGTTAGTATTGGCTCACAAAACATACGTGTTGTTAGGTTTATAATGTCGTATTCTGATTGAGGCATATCCATTTTACAGAATATTTCATAGGTAAGGTCTACGTCTTGTATACAGTACCCTGCAAGCGCATCTTCATCGTCAGGAGATAAGAAGAATACTCCTTTTACGTTAATTAATTCATCTCCTTTACGCTTTTCTGGGTCGTTTGGGAATAACCGTTCTGCAACATCTTTAAGACGCGCCGACTGGCCAGGGAACAGACCTCGTGCTTGTGCAGCTGTATCGTAATAATAAGCGGGAGTGACTCCATAATGTTGGGTCAATATATAACCATCGAATAGAGTGTTGTGGCAGATTACTTCTGTGTTTTTCCAATCTATAGCTTTTATTGCATCTTCAGCTTCTTCTTCGCCATACCATTCTGTATCTTCTTCAATAATCCCCATGAAGTCGTTGATTTGTATGTGTTTTATACCAACACCCCACACTTTAAAACGAGAATCTCTTACATATTGGGTTGTTGTTAATTTTGTTAGGCTATAACCGGCATCGAAATATGTTTCAAAATCTAGTACTACTTGATTTTTCATTTTTAATCATCTTCCCAACATTGAATATATACATCATGGTTAGTTTGTGCCCAATCAACATTGAAATGGTCTAAGCCTTTTATGGGTAAACACATATCATGGAAATGTAGGCCGTATAGTTTTTGTCTTACGCATACTTGGATTAAAGATACGAAAGCAAAACTAAAACCTTTATCTAGTAATTTATCGAACTCTTTTGCGTGGTTTACTCCTGCGAATTCAGAAAGGTCAAATATAGAGACCCATATATCACGTATGGTTCCTTCGCCATGTCGTGCAGCTCTATAATGTCCTTGTTCTAGCAAATTCCAATCAGAAGGAGTTATATGTATCCTATGCATATCAACATATTGATTAATAGCTGACTTCCAAGATTGGGTAAACTCTATTGTTTCGTAAGGTGTTGGATCAAAATCAGGTTTAGTAGCCATATTTAATACTCTTTTTAACAGGGGTTAATGGTTTCTAGAAGCTTATAATTTCTATATTTAAGAAGTGTAAGCTCGTCATAGTTAACAACATAAACTAAAGGGCCATTAGCTGAAATGATACAATGGCTTTGTTTGGTGTCTTCCACCAAAAAAGAAGCTTCTTCAAGGGCAGCTTCTATTTCAGTGAAAGAGTTTTCAGGAAGATCAGATACACTTTCCCATATCTGTTGATTACAACAGTAACTTACTACATAACGGAAAGTATGTACGATATCTGTACCGCGTATTTCGAAATGCTCTTGTTCTTCTTCGGTTATTTCAGTGCATTCTTTTCTACATTGCGAACAAATTCTCATATCTATTCCTTAAATATGTAACCGATTTCTCCCCAAGGTACTTTACCGCGTCTACTTGATACCCAAACAACAGGGTAAGGCGGTTCGGGTCCAAAATCATCACATTCTAGATCAGTTAAATATATTAGCGCTTCTATATCGTCGTTACAATTTTCTTTGATATATCGAAACGCTGGAGAGAAAGAAGTTCCTCCACCGCCACCTAGATTGAAGTGTTTTTTCTCAATAGGGTCTTCTTTATCGATCTCAAATATTTTATGAACTGCAGTATCGCAGTGCAGTATTATGAGTTTTTGAGGTTGAATTGCTTCTTTTATCTCTCTAAATTCACTCATAAACTGTCCTACTACTGAGTGTGTTGATCCACTTGAGTCCATTACTAAAGCTATTGTACCTAAAGCCTCGTCTCTTAAAGATGGGAAATACTCGTCTTCAGAGATATAAGCACGGTTAGGTCTATGCCATGAGAACTCATCTTTAGATAATAAACTGGCGAATGGCCATATAATCATTCTCCAATCTACTAAAGGTTCTAGCATTTCGTCTAAGAAGCGTGACAGATCACCCGGTAGCTTACCTGCTTGCTTCGCTACTTCTGCTGCTTGGGCTGTACTAATTTCCCAATCTGATTCAACTTGTGCAGGTGAACGGCTATCCGGATCTTTATTACTGCTTGCATCACGTACTTCTCCCCACGGACAAGGGGTATCGTAACCTTCCCATCCTTCTCCGTTTTCTTTCTTTTCCAAAAGTCTTGAATATATTTGTTCTGCATTCATATTTTGGAATTCTTTTTTGGTATCGAAGAGACCGCCTTCAGGGAGCACAAAGCCTGCTTCTTTTAGCATTTCATTTATGGGGATATCACAAGATATATTCCATAATATAGGATCTCTGTCGCCTCTACGGGTTGTATGTTTCAGTACGTTATGAGATATCTCATGCGCCATTAACCCTTTGTTTTCTGCTGGGGATAATTTATTTATAAAGTTTTCGTTATAATATAAATATGTTCCATCAGTTGCTGCTGTATCACATCCGTTATTATCCATACGGAGAGCCAGCTTGAGGGCTAGAAGCCCCCAAAATGGTTCAACCATAATTAGATCAGAACGGGTCTTAATGAGTCGCTGTTTAGCTTCCATGCTTTAAGCCCCTTGTTGTAGTTTTGCCTTAAGTGCAACGTTGTTTACAAGTTGAGTATCAAACGATATATCTTCTTGTAATTTCTTAGCAGTTGTAGCTCTTGTTACTTTTTCATGCATACGTTGTATGATGCCATTAGGCACTAATCCTTCAGCTGCTGGCCATACATCAAGCACTCTTTTTAGAGTAGTTGCTTTCCATAAGAGTTCTTTTACAGAGCGCTCATACTCATCTCTTTTTGATTTGTATCGCATTAGACGATCAAACTGATTTTGTACTAGCGGTGCTATCTGCTCTCGCTCTTCATTTTCGAGTTCGATTAGATCGACTACTTTTTCAGTATCTCTATAACTTTCTGCACCTATATAGAAAGTTGTTGTTTTATTGAGCAGCATCTTGTATGTATAGTCGTGCTTTCCTCCATCAGCCATTGTAACTGAGTGTTGTAGATGCAAGCTGTCTAAATCCAACTTTTTTATGAACCCTGTGTCTTTAATCCCGAAAGAACGTATGTCTCTGGGCTTTGGTTCATGTACGTTTGGGTCTGTTACATTAACGTGCTTAAAAGCATTGGTTGTTTCATCATACAAAAGCTGCATTATGCATTGCATTCTAGAGTTTTGAATAATTTCAGTTACTTTACTAATTGTATTAGTATCGAAAACCGGTGCTTTATTACTAATGTCGAAATTATTACGTGCTTCTCTATACATAGTTTCACGTAGATCATTGCTCATTCTTATTGAAGCCATTCTTTGGTCCTCTTATTAGTTGGTTTATAGTAATACGTCGATATTGTCATTTATCCAAGTTTCATACTCAGGTGTATCTGTTATATCGTCATTTGCTCCTACTGCATCTTTCATAAGAAGTACTTGGAATTCTGCAGGTAGGCGCTTTGCGTACTTACATACATTTTTGAAGTTAGCTTTGTTAGCACGTGATGCTAAAGCTGCACTTACTGCATATAGTAAGTTCATAGACTCAGGTACTTTTGAAGTAGAAGGGTTATTAATAATCGAATCTATATCAGGTAGGTCTTTGTAGATCTGCCTAAACGATATAAATTCCCCAGCTGCTCCGTCTCCTACTATAGACGCACACCCATAGTATTCATCCGCCAAGAACGGGAGCTTTTTATTAAGATACATCCACGCCCTGGGGGACGGGTTTGCTTCTTGTTCAGTACTATAGTCGTGCAAAGCTTCTGGTCTATAGCGTAAGAAAGCAATAATAGAAGGATCTACACCCTTGTTTACAAAGTGTGCAGATGTATCGTCTATGTTAGGTTCAAGACAATAGTGAGCAAACCTTCTTTTTAGCGGGTCTGGCATTGCTTGTACTGCGGCACGATCTTTTGCCTGATTACCACAGGCGTATATGATTGTGTTTTTAGGAAGCTTATAAATACCTATTCTTCTGTCTAATACTAATTGAAGAAAAGCATTCATAGTGGCTTTGGGGGAAGCGTTAAGCTCTTCGAGGTTTAATACGAGTGTTCCTTGACTATTAGAGTCAGGCCAATCTTCAGGAATACCGTACTTGGTTTTGTATGTTCCATCTGACTGTCGTTCTACTTTTAACCCACCGCGTACATCTACGGGGTCGTACAAGTTACAACGTATGTCATAGTAGGAAGCGTTAAGTTCCTTAGCTACTTGTTGGATTATTTCTGATTTCCCAATACCAGAAGCACCCCATACCATGGTAGGTATGTCAGCTTTTGCTTGGGATAATAGTTCTTTGATCAGAAGTGTTGGTCTTATTGTCCGCATGTAAAGGTTCCTCCTTATGCGTTTCTTGGGGGTTTAGAAAAAGTTTTTTGAAAACTTCTTCGTTGTGGTTAAGTATATCTATACTTAGAAGTGTGTCGTTTACTTCATTTTCTAGATTTTTTCTTTGTCGGCCCATCTTGGACTCCTGTTTCGTGACAAATTCTTGATATTATTATTGCTGCAAAGTTGTGTATCTCATCTAATGGAAGCTCATATAGAAACTCTTCTATTTGTATTTCAACTTTAGTTTCCAAAGCTTGAGCATCCATCTTGTTTAACCATTCCTGTTTCCATTTAGGAATTGGGACTTTTGCTGCTGGTTTTTCTTTCTTTTCGGGTAAAACCGTTTCCCCCGGCGTCCCAGACACTTGCATCTTATTTAAAAATTCAAGCAAGTTTGGTTTATCTGTAGGCACATCGGTTTGCTCAAAACTGTACTTTTTATTTTTTGTATCTGCTTGAGTCCCGACCCACGTGCCACGGTTATCTGTATAAAGTTTCATTTATACTCCATGAATTTCGTCATAGGTTTTAGGGCCGTCTTCAACGGGTGATTGTTCAGATTGATAGCTAAACTTAACCATACGTATATTTTTCACTTCTCTTATACGTAACCACTCACTTTTACATCTGTTTGTTTCACAAGTCCTACATTCAAGTGAGAACCAGTTTAAATGCTGTACCCATACTTGTTCTTCACATTGGCTACATGTAAGTGTTAACCCTCCGTCTCCACAACGGTGTTGTTCGGTTAGTTGTGTTAAAGTAAAACTGTTCATGTGTTACCTTCCTGGTCTTTTAACAATCCAATCAAATTGTCGATAAGGAAAAGTTTCTTTTGGGATTATTGTTAAAACTTCACGTTTCATGGTTCGTTTCATTATAAATAATATGATACTAACCATAAGGCCACCCATAAGTGCGGCCATCATGCCTGCATATGTACCGGCTAGTGCATACACAAGAAATCCGGTTATTAGAATATCAAACGTTATGTCATAGTTAATTACTCTACGTACACCAAGCTTGAATATAAGAAACAGCAATCCTGCTGCGGCTATGCATCCTGCTAATAACATTTAGTTCTCCTTATAAAATATATGATCTTCGATTTGTACTGTTTGCCTATAGACATTTGCCCAGTAAGGTCTGACTTTTACTGAGTGATACCATAAGGCTCCGTTAGTTACTGCAATTTGCCCATAATTTAATACTGCTTTGGCAATCTGTTTGGATATGATCCATTGTTCTTTTTCTATTATGTTATGTAGTTTCGGTTTGTCTGATTTACCGTCGCAATACCATGAAAACTGGCACACACCTTTTCGCTGCTGTTTGACAACACTGCACACGGTTGATGGCCAACGTTTATCTCGTACACGGTTCATGGTTGTTTCTGCAACGGCATATTTGCCGGTAACTGATTGATTCTTTGCTTCGTGGTATATGTTAAGTGCCAAACAATCTACTTCATCTGCGAAGCTTATTGGACACCATAAAAGTATTAATAAGATGCAATGTGTCTTCATCCTGGGAGTTCTCCTTGCGCCATAATGTCGCTGTTGTGGAAAGTCTCTTCGTAAAAAGTTTCATTGTTGTGGAATTCTCTTGTACCTATGTAGCCAAGAAATATTCCGTTTTGTAGCCAGAAATCTTTGCCATTGGTCCACGTGTTGCTAAACGCTGGGCCATATCTGATTACTTTTAAAACATAGGGGTTACATTCTTCTTCTTCCCACACTGACCATATCTGTCTTAGTTTTAGACCAAGATCTAACAAGTTATGGTAATCTGAGAAGTAGTTGCTTCCGGTAGAAGTTATTGGTTCATAAGGGAAATAATCTTTGATTATTCTATAGAATTTATCTTCTTGCTTATTCATCTTCTTTTTCTTCTTTCCAACTTTCGTCTCTTGCTTGCTCAATACCGTTAAGTACTGCAGTTAGAACTAGTTCTGCTGCATCTTTTGTGTCATCTAGACAAGAGAAGGCAAAAGCTGTTGATACACGTACTGAAGATTCAGTTATATAAGGACCTGCTTCGTCTCCCCACCTTTCGTGGATTTTTTGCAGGGTTGTAAATATCTGCATATTTATATCGTCTTGCATTTTCTGATTGATTGGTGCAACGTTGTTATTTTCCACTAGTTTCATTTTGTTCCCTCTTTAGTTTTTGATAATCTTTCATGTTCGCTAACGCGCATTTATGGCACACGATTCGCGGCCTAGGTTCTTCTTTGAATCTTAATTCAAACGGTGTTTCTCCTTCATGGTCACACGATAAGAAGCGTGTTCCCTGGTGCATTAGTTCTTGCATCTTATCTTTACCTCTTTTTACTTTGATCCATGCTTCATCGTTAAGTTGTTTTATATAGAAGTCATCTTCTTTATTTTTAGTAGTT